CGCCAGTCCGACAGCGGCATGTAGTTGTCGATGCCGATAAAATCGATCTCCGGATCGGCCCAGAGCGGGTCGAGATGGAAGAAAACGTCGCCGCTGCCATCGCCGGGCTGGTGCCCGAAATATTCCGACCAGTCGGCCGCATAGCCGATCCTGGTCTCGGTCCCGAGGATCGAGCGCACATCGGCGAGCAGATCCCGATAGGCCTGCACCGCCGGATAGGTGCTGGCACCAGAGCGGATGGTCGTCAGCTCGCGCATCTCGGAGCCGAGCAGGAAGGCATCGACTCCACCCGCCACCGCGCAGAGATGGGCATAGTGCAGCACCATGCGGCGCAGGCCCCAGTCGTCTGCCGCCCCGGTCCAGGAGACGGTCTCGCTCGAGACCGTGAAGTCGGACGGGCCAGCACTGCCGAAGAAGGCCGCGACCTGACTTGCCGCCGTGGCGGTCTTGTCGACGCTGCCGGCGTAGCCTGCCGCGGGCGAACAGGTGATCCGGCCCCGCCACGGGAATGCGGGCTGGCCTGTTTCGGCGACGTTGTCGGAATAGGGGTTCGGCAGCGTGTTGCCGGGCGGGATGTCCATCAGGATGAACGGGTAGAAGGTCACCCGCAGCCCGCGGGCCTTCATCTCCTTGATGGCTTGGACCACCGCGAAGTCGGCGGGCGTCCCACCATAGACGGGACGGTCCTGGTCATCGCGGCTGACGAGGTGGGCGTTGGAGCGGGATACGCCATTCACCGACCACGTCTGCGGGCTGGTGGACTTTTCTGAGACCTCGACGCCCGGCCGGATAGTGCATTCGCCCGCGCGCATGTCGTTCCCGAACCAGGCGACGACGAGACTGACGCTCTCCACCTTCGGCGCCATGGCCTGTAGCCGGTCGAGCGCCACGACCATGTCGGCGGTGTCCGAGAGCGCGTTCAGGTTCTCGGGGGTCTGCGCGCCGCCGCTGCCCTTGCGGATGCCGGTTGTCGCGTAGGTGAACTCGCCTGAGGCCGGGATCATGGTGACGGCCTGCGCCAGCCCCTCGGCCGTGTCGGGATCGGCGAGCGGGCGGAACACCTCGAAGGAGAGCTGCGGCAGGCGGTTGCCGTAATTGCCAAGCGGCAGCTCCTCGAAGACGACATAGGCAGTGCCGCGATAGGCCGGCGTGTTGGCAGCGCCCATCTTCGCCGCGATGAACGGGTCGGCGGTCTGCGCCTCGTCGCCCGGATACCAGCGCCAGGTGATGCCGGCGGTGTCCAGGAGCTTGCCGTCCGCCCAGATGCGCCCGATGCCGGTGATCGGTCCTTCGCAAAGCGCCACCGCAAAGGAGGCGTAGTAGAGATACTCGGTGGTCTTGACCTTGCCGCCACCCCCGCCGCCCTTGCCGCCGCCCTGCGTGGTGGTCTTCGTCTCCTCGCGGAAGTCGGTCGCCCAGATGATGTTGCCGCCCATCCGCATCCGGCCGTAGACGCGCGGGATGACGGCTCCTTCCGTCGAGGACGTGATCCGCAGGCTGTCCAGCCGCGGGCCCTCGATCCGCTGGGTCGGTGCGAGCGAGGACACGATCCAGCTGTCGACCACCGAGCCGATCGTCGATCCCACAAAGCCGCCGATGGTCGCCGCGCTCACGCCGAGGATCGCGCCGCCGATCGAACCGCCGATGGCGGCGCCAGCGGCACCGAGAACGAGAGTGGCCATGTCGGGGTCTCAGCGTTGCGGGAACAGGAAGGCGAAGGCCATGCGCCGCCGCCAGGACACGGTGAGCGGTTCCTCGATCACGCCGAGCCGCTCGTAGGCGTGAAGGAAGGTATCGGGCCCAGTCAGGATCCCGACATGCTTGGCGATGGCGCGCGGCATCATGCGGAAGAGGACCAGTGCGCCGAGACCGGCCTCAGTGGGCGGCACCTCGATCATCATCCGGCGTGCGCCCTCGGCCAGAACCTCGCGCGGCCCGGTCTCGCCCCAGTCCCGGCTGTAGGGAGGGATCGGGAACGGCTCTGGCCCGACCACCTCGCGCCAGACGCCGCGCGCCAGCCCGAGGCAGTCGCAGCCGACACCGCGCAGGCTCGCCTGGTCGTGATACGGCGTGCCGATCCAGGAGCGCGCCGTCGCGACGACGCGTGCGGGGTCAGCGGAGATCACAACACCGAACCCTCATGCCCGCCATCCTTGGTGGCGTAGCGCAGGACCGCGTCCTGGCCGGGGATGTGTGGGAAGCCTCGGAAGTTGGCGGTGTTCGCGAACTTCGCGCCACAGGTCTCGATCCGCTTGTCGCAGCCTGCGCGGATTACGAAACCGTCGCCCGCAGTGATCGCGCGCACCGGCGCTTCGAGCAGGGTCAGGACGGCGATGCCGTTGGTGACGTCATGGCCCAGCACCTCGGTGCGCCGCCCCGCATTCGCACCGCTCGTCCATTCGACTGTTCCGAAGGTGAACCAGCCGGCCTCGAACCCGCCGAGACCCGAGGCGGTGAACGCCCGGTCGCGCAGGAGATCGATGACGGCGCCCGTGCCCTTGAAGGGGGGGTCCTCCAGATCGACGCCACAGCGCGCATCGCCGAGCGCGGCATCGCAGGTCGCCTGGAAGGTCCGCCCGACCGTCTGACCGAGCACATGCGCGAGCGAGCGCATCTCGGCCACGAAGGCCAGCCGCCCGCGCCGGATCTGGCCGATGGCGCCGCGCCGCATCAGCACGCGCTGGCCCGTGTCCGCCCAGTTAACCCGCCAGACCTCGACCTCGGCGTTGTCCCAGCGGCCGTCGAGGATGTCGGTCTCGGTCATCCGGTCCGAGGTCAGCACGCCCTCGGCGTCCTGCGCATCGACCGACAGGTCCGAGCCCGACCGCACCTCCGACGCCGTGAGCCCGCTCTCGGGCTCGAACTCCGTCCCATCGAAGCTCAGCGTCAGGTCGTGGTCGGTGAAGCCGAAACTCATGCCGTCGGCGCGGGTGATCCGCCAGCACCAGGCGAGCGTCGTCGTGCCCTCGTCGAGATGGGCCTGCAGGGCGGGCGAGAGGGTTTTCATCGGCAGGTTCCCGTCATCCGGTCATCGAGATCGGCGATCCAGTCCGCCCATGCGGACGGCACCTCCGCGACGGTCTCGGCGGGTGGTCGGACGAGTCGCGCCTCGGCGTAGGAAGCGCAGCCGGCATCACCAGCGCCCATCGTTGCGGCGCAGCCGGTCAGCGGGATCGCCAGCGCGGCGGCCATCGCGAACCGCATCCCGCCCGCGCTCGACGCGCTCGCTCTTGTCTTCCATCGCATCGCGTTCCGCCTCCTGTTTGCCCACGCGCTCCCCTTCCGCGCGCCCCCAGACGCGGCCGAGAACGACGCCTCCGATCGCGCCCAAGGCCGCGACCAGCCAGATCAGAAGATCAGCCATCGTCCCGCTCCCCCCGCGCGGCGGCGACGCAGAGGGCGACGACGAAGACCCCGAGGCAGCCGCCCACGACCACACCTGCGAAGAACTCAAGCATCGCCACGGAACCCGCGCTCGATCCGGTCGCGCAGGCCGATCAGGCCGAGCCCGAGGAACATCAGCCCCGCGGGCGAGGCGTCGCCGCTGCCAGCGAGCAGTGCGACGAGGCGGGACAATTCCCCAAGCGGCCCGGTGGCAGGCAGCGCGAGAGACGCGATGCCGGTGAGCATGGCGAGCAATCCCGCCCACCAAGTGAGCGAGTTGAGGCGAACGTAGCGCATGGGGATCAGGCCCTCCGGATCAGGTTGGAGAAGAAGGCGACCAGCCGGGCGAGCCAGGCGGTCGGCGTGTCGGGTACGGGCTCGAGAACTGGAGGCGTCGGCGACGGAGCGCGAGCCAAGGCCAGAGCCTCATCTTCGGTCAGGCGGCGGATCGGCTGGGAGAAGTCCACCCGGCCCGTGCGGTCCACGGACCAGACAGGGATCGTGCCGCCGGGATAGCGGCCATGGCGGAACAGGTCGCGCTCGGCCTCCCGGCGGGGGATGATGGAGGCCGGTCGCCGCCAGTTCAGAAACGCGTCGGCGGCTGCAACGCGATTTCCGGCGTTGAGGTGCCGGGTCAGCGCGGCCTTCGCGATGCCCCCGGTGTTGTAGTGGAAGCTGACCAGCGCATCGAACTCATGCGGCGCCAGCGGCACCTTCACGGCGCGATGTACGGCCGCCTCGTCGCGCGCAAGATCGGCGCGGAAGACCCGGAATGCCTCGCGGATCCCGGCGTCGAGATCGGCGGGCATGCCGCGCGGCATGGTGGCCGGATCGGGTGGCCCGGCCGCAGCCGTGTGGCCGATGCCGAAGGTCCAGACCTGTTTCACATCGAGATAGGGCCCGGGCACGAGTCCTTCGTGCCGGACGAGGGCCAGGAGGCCCCGGTCGGTCATGTGCATGGGATTACCGGAGAAGAGAGAGGACGAGGATCAGCGCCGCGACGGCGAGGCCGATGCGCAGGCGATGGGCGAAGGCCTGCCGGGGGTCGGCGGGGTCGCAGCGGAAGGAGCGCGCGAGGCGGAGAAGTTCATTCATCGCCGTCGCCCTGCTTGGCGCGGCGGAGGCGGGCGAGCAGCATTTCGATGAAGGCCGGCCCGAAGACGCCGACGAGATAGGCCGCCGAGCCCGCCGCCCCGCCCGCCGGGATCGCCTCGGGCGGAAGGCTGAGCCAGGCAGTGATGACGGCCATGGAAAGGCTGCCCATCCCGGCCGCGATCAGCCCGCCGAGCAGGATGTGCCGGAGCGCATCGCGCAGCCGCATCTTCGTGGTCAATGCGTTCGTGGCGCCGCCGAGCGCGCCCCAGGCAGCGAGGATCACGGCGGTCGAGGCTGCGAGCTCGCGCAGCACGGCCGCAACGAAGCTGCCGGTGTCGTTCATCGCCGGATCTCCAGAAGCGGAATGGAGGTGATGGAGCCGAGCCGCTCGAGGTCGAGCGTCACATTGAGCGCGTCAGTGTCGAAGCGGACCGGCACGTCGAACTCGAAGCCCGCGGTGATGGCGGCGCCAGCGCCCGGCGCGGCGCTGAAACTGACGACGCCGGTGGCGGTGTCGACCGACCAGCCGGAGGGCTGCTCGACCCCGCCGAGCGCGATGCGCACGGTGCCCGCCACCGGCTTGGCGATGGCGCGCGTCCAGGAATGCGCGCCCGAGGCGTAGCGCTTCACCAGCTGGAAGGCGGTCGTCGTGCCGTCGCCGGTGCCGATCGCCTGATCGGTGGGCGACGGCGTGCCTGAGGGAAGACAGGACTTGAAGTCGCCCCAGTCCTTGAAGCGGAAGCCATGGAGGCGACCGTTCCGCGCCTCGAAGAAGGCGACTACCGCCGCCAGATCGTCCGCGCGGCGAATGCCGTAGGCGACATC